AACGGAAGATTCAAGTACAGCTGGTCCTGTTATAACATTAAAAAGAAACAGCTCAAGTCCTGATGACGCAGATTATCTAGGACAAATAAAATTCAAAGGCGAAAATGACGCCGATCAAGAAATAATATATGCTAAAATTACAGCTAAAATAGATGACGCTACCGATGGTGATGAAGATGGTATCATAGAAATCACACATAAGAAGGCCGGCGCTAATAATATTTCAGCAAGATGGAAATCAGACAAATTGATGTTGATTAATGGTACTAGTTTAGATGTAGCTGGTGACATAACTTTAAGTACAGTTAATAACACAACAAATATACAAATTAAAGATTCAAGTGGTAACGTATTAAAAACTATGTACGGAACAACAAGTTAATTAAGGGATAAATAGGATTATGGCAACACCAACAACAAGAGAAACTTTAAAAGAATACGCTTTAAGAGCATTAGGTCAACCTGTTATAGAAATTAACGTTGACAATGATCAATTAGAGGATAGACTAGATGAAGCTATGCAATACTATGCTCAATTTCATATGAATGCAATAAGAAGATGTTATTTAAAATACGAATACACACAAACAGATTACGATAGAATTGTGACTAATGGAGATGTTTCAGAATCAATAACTAAAAATTCTGTTACAAATACTTGGAAAGAAAACCAAAATTTTATAGTTGTTCCTGAAACTATTGTTTCTGTTACAAACATATTTCCTTTTTCAAGTAAAGGAAGTTTAAACTTATTTGACGTAAGATATCAAATGAGATTAAATGATCTATATGATTTTTCTTCAACATCGGTAGTTAATTACGATATTGTATTAAGACATTTAGATTTTCTAGATCACATATTAGTAGGTGAAAAACCTTTAAGATTTAATCAAAACGATAATAAATTGTTTATTGATATGGACTGGAAAGAAGATTTAAAAGTTGGTGAGTATCTAGTTATAGATTGTTTTAGAAAACTAGACCCAGCAACCAATACTGATATATACAACGATCAATGGTTAAAAAGATATGTTGTAGCATTATTCAAAAAACAATGGGGAGCGAACCTATCTAAATTTAATGGCGTTGCTATGGTTGGTGGTGTCACTCTTAACGGAGGCCAAATTTTCTCCGAGTCACTACAAGACATAGAAAAATTAGAAACAGAAATACGTACAACGTTTGAAGAGCCTCATAACTTTCTGATAGGGTAAATAACTATGGTAGTAATGAATCCATACTTTCAGCACGGAGATGGCATCGGAAATGCATCCGAGAAATGGCTATATGAAGATTTAATCATAGAAGGATTAAAAATCTATGGTAACTTAATCTACTATATGCCAAGAAGTGTTGTAAATAGAGATTTAGTTTTAGGTGAAGATGTTAATAGTAAATTTAAAAATGCTTTACCTATTGAAATGTATTTTGAAACTACTGAAGGATTTGCAGGTCAACAAGAATTAATTAATAAATTTGGATTAGAAATAAGAGAAGACACAACACTTGTTGTTTCTAAAAGAAGATTCCATAATAAGATAGATACCAAACTCCAATTAACAGTACCAGGAAGACCTAACGAAGGAGATATTTTATTCTTTCCTTTGATGAACAGTTTCTTTGAAATTCAATTTGTTGAAGATCAAGAGCCATTCTTTCAATTAGGAAATTTACCTGTTTACAAATTAAGAGTTACACGTTGGGAATATTCAAACGAAGAGCTTGATGTTGGAGTACAAGACATTGATAAAAGAGAAAGAGAACATTCAGTTAATCTATTGGTAGACAGAGTACGTTTAGAAAATGAAAAAGGTACAATACAATTAGAACAAGATGATGTATCTTCTGGAAATGCTAACTTCTTATTGAACGAAGCTTATGACGCAACAAAAAATACTGTACAAACACAATCAGACTATGCACAAAATTTAGATTTAGATACAGCGGCTGGTTTTGATACAGAGACAGTGACCGATGATGTGTTAGACTTTACAGAAAGAAACCCATTTGGTGAGGTAGATATTTAATGGAAAGAGATAGACATAGACAATTACATGACTTCCATCAAAAGAGTATGAAAGAAAAAAAAACTTTAGAGTTATCTAAAAGTTTAAAAAAGGAAGTTAATGTTGGTGCTAATGGCACACAAAAATATGTAATTAAAGAAGGAATTAACAAAGGCAAAATAGCCGATAAAGGACAATAATGTTTGGAACACCGTTTTACAATGAAGGATTAAGAAAGATTATTATTGCTTTCGGACAATTATTTAATAATATAGTAATTGAAAGTAAGAATAATGAAACTGGTGCTGTTTTAAAAAGAATAAAAGTTCCTTTAGCATATGCTCCTAAAGAAAAGTTTTTAGTTCGTTTAGATCAACAAGCTGATTTAGATGATAGATCAATGGCATTAACTTTGCCTAGAATAGGTTTTGAAATATCAGGACTATCATATGACCCTAGTAGAAAATTAACAAGGGTTCAAAAATATAGAACAGAAAAAACACCATTGACAAGAGATCAATCGGCTGCTAAAATGCATAGAGTACCGATGGAAGATGACAGTGGTTATATTCAATTTGAACAAGCAAACACTACTACAGGATATGCGGAATATCCATTATTAGAAACATCGCCAACCGACTTTGCAGATTCTAAAAAACAAAGTTTTAATTATACACCTGTACCATATAACATAAGTTTAAATGTTTATGCTTTTACAGCAACTGCTGAAAATGGTTTACAGATAGTAGAACAAATATTACCTTTCTTTCAACCAGACTATACGGTAACAGTAAATGTTATGCCTGAAATGAAAATAAAAAGAGACGTACCTATTATTCTTAATAGTGTAAATTATGAAGATAGTTATGATGGTGGATTTACAAATAGAAGAGCAGTAATATATTCAATGAATTTTACGGCGAAAACATACTTGTTTGGACCAACAGTTAATCAAGGTGTTATTAAAAAAGTACAATCAGATTTATATACAGATATAGGTAATACAGCTGTGAGAGAAGATAGAATAACAGTTATACCTGATCCAGTATCAGCTGATGTTAACGATGATTTCGGATTTACAACAACAATAGAAAACTTTACAGATGGTAAAACATATAATCCAAAGACAGGAAGTGATGAGTAAATATTATGAGCAAATTAGACGACAAAGTAAATGAAATTTTAGGTATTGATACTACACCTGAAACTGCTGTAGTAGAAAAAAAAGAATTTAAACCTCTAGTTCCTAGAGTTGAAGACAAAGATAAAGAAGATATAGATAACGATTACAAATACAGTAGAGATAATTATTTCCATTTAATAGATAAAGGTAATGAAGCTATTGAGGGTATATTAGAAATAGCAAAAGAAGGCCAACACCCTAGAGCATATGAAGTTGCAGGACAATTAATAGGTCAAGTTGGTACTACAGTTGATAAATTACAAGACTTACAAAAGAAATTAAAAGAGTTAAAACAAGTACCAAAGACTGCAAGTACAAATGTTAAGAATGCTCTTTTTGTTGGATCAACAGCTGAATTACAAAAGATGTTAAATAGAAAAGAAGAAGATGAAACAATTGAAAAGAATATTACTCCCAAAAAGGAGTAGAAAATGAGTGAAGCATATTTAGGTAACCCTAATTTAAAAAAGATCAATACACCAGTTAAGTTTACTAAAGAACAAATAGTAGAATTTCAAAAGTGTGCTGGCGACCCTATTTACTTTATGGAAAATTATATCCGTATTGTATCACTTGACGAGGGTTTAGTACCTTTTAAGATGTATGATTTTCAAAAGACCATAGTAAATACGATACATGACAATAGATTTACAATTTGCAAACTACCTAGACAGTCAGGTAAATCCACTACTACAGTATCATATCTTTTACACTATGCTTTATTTAACCCAAACAGCAATATTGCCATACTTGCCAATAAGTCATCTACTGCTAGAGATATTTTAGGCAGAGTACAATTAGCATATGAAAATTTACCAAAGTGGTTACAACAAGGTGTAATTAATTGGAACAAAGGTAATATAGAATTAGAAAATAAATCAGTTATTGTGGCGGCTGCTACATCTTCAAGTGCTATAAGAGGTGGTTCTTTTAATATAATATTTCTTGATGAGTTTGCTTTCGTACCTACTAACATTGCCGAAATGTTTTTTAGTTCAGTTTATCCTACAATATCTGCTGGTACAAAAACTAAAATGATTATAGTATCTACACCTTATGGTATGAATATGTACTATAAAATTTGGATGGATGCTATCAATGAAAAAAATGATTATAAGCCTATTGAAGTACATTGGAGTGAAGTACCAGGTCGTGATGAAAAATGGAAAGAACAAACTATAAGAAACACAAGTGAGGAACAATTTCAACAAGAGTTTGAGTGTGAGTTTTTAGGTTCTGTAAATACTTTAATATCAGCTGCTAAAATTAAACAAATACCAATTATTAATCCAACTAAATCTGCTCAAGGTGTTGATATATACGAAGATAAAATAGAAGGACATACTTATGTTTGTTCAGTTGATGTATCACGTGGTGTAGATAAAGATTATTCTGCCTTTTTAGTATTTGATGTCACTAGTATGCCTTATAAGGTTGTGGCAAAATATAGAAGTAACGAAATTAAACCTTTTGTTTTTCCTAATATAATTAACAGAGTATGTTTGGCATATAACCATGCACATGTATTAACAGAGGTTAATGATATTGGTCAACAAGTAGCAGAGGCTTTACAGTTTGAGATTGAATATCCTAATCTATTAATGACTACTCAAAAAGGTCGTGCTGGTCAAATACTAGGTGCGATGTTTAGTGGTCGTGGTACATCTATGGGTGTTCGTATGACAAAACAGATTAAGAGAGTAGGTTGTTCTAATATAAAGACTTTGATTGAAGGAGATAAGATTGTAATTAATGATTTCAATATAATACAGGAGATGTCAACCTTTACTAAAAGAGGTCAAAGTTGGCAGGCTGAAGACGGATCAAATGATGACCTAATGATGTGTCTAGTTATATTCGGATGGCTGTCTAACCAACCCTATTTTAAAGAGTTAACCAATACAAATGCTCGTTTAAAAATGTACGAGGAACAAAAGAATTTGATAGAGCAAGACATGGCACCGTTTGGCTTTGTAGACGATGGTGTTCACGATCCAGAGGAAGATGAGGAATCCGTTGATGAATATGGTACCAGGTGGTTTCCAGCGACTAGAAAGGGTCAATAGTCCAGGGTTCAGTTATTATAAATATCTGTACTGGCTTTAAATATGGATGTAAGAAAACTTACAAAGTTGTGAAGTATATAATAATTAGCTAATTAATAAAAGAGGAGAATAACCTATGGCATTTCAAGTATCACCAGGTGTTCTTGTACAGGAAAAAGATTTAACAAGAATCATTCCTGCTGTATCTACATCAATTGGTGCCTTTGCTGGCGAGTTCAGAAAAGGTCCTTTAGATCAGATTACATCAATCTCTAGTGAACAAGAGTTAGTAAGTGTTTTCGGAAAACCCGATAACAATAATTTTGAAGCGTTTTTTTCAGCTGCAAACTTCTTACAATACTCTAACGCATTAAGAGTAGTACGAGTACAAAATACTGGTTTAGCAAACGCAGCCGTTTCAGGCTCAGCACTTGCTATCAAAAATACACAAGACTACCAGGATAATTACAATGCTGGTCAAGGTTCTGTCGGAGAATGGGCAGCTAGAACAGCAGGAGTTTGGGGCAACAGCCTTAAAGTTTCTGCTTGTCACAGCGCAACAGGTTTCCAAGAGGACGCAAAAACAACATTAAACGACTCTGCTATGTCAGTTGGACATACAACAGTGACGTTTACATCGGGTACAGGTTTCGCAGTTGGCGATATCGTTGAATTTTCAACGAGTGCCGCTGGAACAGACTACGATGGAAGAAAATATAAAATAACAGGTATATCAACTAACGACATAACTTTCGTTAGAGCAGATACACTACAAGGTGGTTTACATCAAGTACCGGCTAACGGTGCAAACGTAAGAAGATTTTGGGAGTTCTATGAGTATGTTTCAGGAGCACCAGGAACATCTCCTTACGCTGCTTCTAAATCAGGAGTAAATGATGAAATGCACATTGTCGTAGTAGACGCTGACGGTTCTGTTACAGGAAAAACAGGCGAAGTAATTGAAGTTTACGATAGAGTATCAAAAGCTTCAGACGCAAAAACACCACAAGGTGATTCAAACTATTACGCAAATGTAGTTTATAATAAATCAAGTTACATTTACTGGATGGATCATCACGCTTCAGGATCAAATCATGGTTCAGCAGCTGCAGGAATAACTTTCACAGCAGTTGATACACCAAAAACTGATCAATTAATAAACGGAGCTAATGGTTCAACAGCAACAGCTGGCGAAATTAAAACTGCTTACGAGAAGTTTGAAGACGCAGAAACAGTTGATGTAGGTTTAATCATCGGTGGATCTTGTAACGCTACACATGTTGATGACTTAATAACACTTGCAGAAAAAAGAATGGACGCTATTGCATTCGTATCTCCAGAGAGATCAGATGTAGCTAACGTTGCTTCTTCAATCACTCAATTACAAAACGTTAAAGGATTTATGAACGGTATCCGTTCTTCATCTTACGTTGTGTTAGATAGTGGTTACAAATATATGTACGACAGATACAATGACGTATATAGATATGTTCCATTAAACGGTGATGTTGCAGGTCTAGCAGCTAGAACAGATACAATCGCTGATAGCTGGTGGTCACCGGCAGGTCTTAACAGAGGTGTTATCAGAGGCGCAGTTAAATTGGCCTTCAATCCAAATAAAGCACAAAGAGACGAGTTATACAAAGCTCGTATCAATCCTGTGGTAACTTTCCCAGGACAAGGTACAGTTCTTTTTGGTGACAAAACTGGATTAAGTGCTCCAAGTGCTTTTGACAGAATCAATGTTAGAAGATTGTTTATCATATTAGAAAAAGCAATTGCTACTGCTTCTAAATTCCAACTTTTTGAGTTCAACGATGAATTTACAAGAGCGAATTTCAGAAACATAGTAGAGCCTTTTTTAAGAGAAGTACAAGGTAGACGAGGTCTTACAGACTTTTTAGTAGTATGTGACGAAACAAATAATACAGGTGAAGTAATTGATAGAAATGAATTTATTGCTGAGATATTTATTAAACCAGCAAGAAGTATCAACTTTATTACATTACAATTCATCGCAACACGGACTGGCGTTTCTTTTGAAGAAGTCGCAGGCGGTTAATAGTAGAGGAGAAATAAAACAATGGCAAACATTAATGACTTCAAAGCTAAACTTGCTGGCGGTGGCGCAAGAGCCAATCAGTTTAAGGTTACAATGCCTTTTCCTGGTTACGCACAAGTTGGTGGAGAGATAGAAGACTTAGCATTTTTATGTACAGCTACATCTATACCGGCAATGACAATCGCAAATGTCAATGTCCCTTTTAGAGGTAGAGCAATTAAAATTGCAGGTGACAGAACAATTCCGTCTTGGTCAATTACGGTACTAAACGATACAAATTTCAAAATCAGAAATGCTTTTGAAAGATGGCAGAATGGTATCAATAATATGACTGACAACGAGGGGTTAACTAATCCAGTTGACTACCAAGTAGACGCTTTTGTTGATCATCTTGACAGAAATGGTAATAATATAAAATCGTACACTTTGAGAGGACTGTTTCCTACAGAGTTAGGTGGTATTGATTTAAGTATGGGCGAAGCAACAGAAGTAGAAACTTTTGGTGTGACGTTTGAATATCAGTACTTTGAAACAAATACTACAACGTAATATTAAATTTAGGAGGCGGCCTTAAAACCGCCTTCTTAAAACTATTATAAGTAGTAGGAACAAAACAGGAGTTTAATTATGGCAGAATTTTTTGGATTTAAGATTACAAGAGATAAACCTAAATCCGATCCAAAACAAAACTTTAGTACGCCTCAAGCAGAGGACGGCACACAAGTAGTCGCCGCTGGAGGGTATTTTGCGTCTCACCTTGACATGGAAGGAAACGCAAAGACTGAAGCGGATTTAATAAGAAGATACAGAGAAATTTCAATACATCCAGAATGTGATATGGCGATTGAGGATATTGTCAATGAGGCAATAGTTTCAAACGAGAATAAACAAGCAGTTAGATTAATGACAGATAATGTCCCTTATGGACGTGATGTAAAGAGAAGATTAGAGGAAGAATTTTCAGAAATATTAAGATTAATGCAATTCAACACTAGAGGTCACGACCTTTTTAGACGTTGGTATGTTGATGGTAGAATTTATTTCCAAAAAATAATAGATACTGAAACAGGCAAAAAAGGTATTACTGAACTTAAATACATAGACCCTCGGAAAATTAAAAAAATCAGAGAGGTAAGAAAAAGAAGACCAGACGGAGTTGCTCCATCGGCTACGAATTTAGTAGACGAAACTATGGAGTATTTTTTGTATAATGAAAGAGGTGTAGGTGGTGCTAGTTTACAAGGTATTAAAATAGCAGTAGATACAATCGCATTTTGTCCGTCAGGAATAATAGATCAAAATAAAAATATAGTTATGTCTTATTTACATAAGGCAATTAAACCAGTTAATCAATTAAGAATGATTGAAGACGCTGCTGTTATTTACAGAATAGCAAGAGCACCTGAAAGAAGAATATTTAAAATTGATGTTGGTAATTTACCTAAAATGAAAGCTGAACAATATTTAAGAGACGTTATGGCAAGATATAGAAACAAACTTGTATATGACGCAGCTACAGGTGAAATAAGAGACGACAGAAACTATATGTCAATGTTAGAGGACTTTTGGTTACCAAGTAGAGACGGTGGTAGAGGTACAGATATTTCTACATTACCAGGAGGTCAAAATCTAGGAGAAATTACAGACATAGAATACTTTAGAGCAAAACTTTATAGATCATTGAATGTACCATCAAGTAGATTAGAAGCTTCTACAGGATTTAATCTTGGAAGATCAACAGAAATAACAAGAGACGAGTTAAAATTTACTAAATTTGTTCAGAGATTAAGAAAGAAATTTACTGAGCTGTTTAATGATATTTTAAGAACACAATTAGTACTAAAAGGAATCATTGCTGAAGAAGAATGGCCAATGATTAGAGATAATGTTTTTTATGACTTTTTACAAGACGGTCACTTTGCAGAGTTAAAGAATGCCGAAATGTTAAAAGACAGAGTACAACTGGCTAACGATGTAAGAGATTATGTTGGTAAATATTTTTCAGTTGAGTACGTTAGAAAATCAATATTAAAACAATCAGATCAAGACATAGAGAAGATTGATAGACAAATTAAAAAAGAAGTAGAAAGTGGAATCATATCATCACCTGGAAATCAAGTTGTTGATAGTGAAGATACTTACTAATATTAATGAAAGGAATGAAACATGCCGAATCAAGAAGTAAAAGATTTTATAGATAAATTAGGAGCTGGTAACAATTCAGAAGCCGGTGACGCTTTTAAAGACGCTTTAAGAGCAAAAGTAGGAGACGCATTAGATCAGCGAAGACAAGATATTGCTGGTAAGATGTTTAATCCAGAACCTCATAGTGATAAAAAACCTGAAATAGCAACTCCAGGACAATTCAATAGAGACGGAACAATAACAAACGCTGACGGTACGGACGGTAAATCAGCTGCTGATTTATCAGCAGAGACTAAACCTGAAGTAGCAGAACCATCTGCTGATCCGGTTGCAGCTGCTCCAGAAACACCTGAAGCACCAGCACCAGAAGTTGAAACTCCAGCACCAGCTGAAGCACCAGCGGAAGTATAATTAAATGTTAAGAGTAAGCGACATTGTGGAAAACAACAAACTATTTGACAGCAATTCTTATAAACAATTAACTCCTGTTTTACAAGACGCTGTTAAAAAAGTGATGAATATAGTAGAGGCAGATAAAAATCTTACTGCTGATAATATATTTGAAAAGTTTGAGGTTGCAGTAGACAGTGTTGCTACTATTAACTTAATAGAAAAAGAACAATTAGAACAATATTTTGATGATGAAATCAATGAACATTTAGAAAAATTGGGAGAATAAAATGGCAGATACAGTCACAACACAAACTATATCAGATACATCTGGTATTAAATACGTAGTTAAATTAACAAACCTATCAGATGGAACTGGAGAAACTTTAGTTAAAAAAGTTGACGCTTCAGCACTTACTTTTATGACCGAAGACGGTAATAGAAAGTTAAGTAAGATATGGTATTCTGTAAATAGTAATAATAACAAGTCAGCAGTTGAGTTGTTATGGGACGGAACTACCAACTCTACTATTGCTTTTTTGTCTGGAAATGGCCATTGGGATTTAAGAACCTCTGGAAATGAGATAGGCAACAATTCCACAACACCTACAGGTGATGTATTACTGTCAACTAAAAATTTTGCAGCTGGCGATAATTACACGATTTTATTAGAGTTTAGGTAAAAAATCTTATAAATATATCTAAAGAAGAAAACATAGAGGGAATTTATGAAGCTAATATCCGAAGAAGTACAAAACGCAGAATACATTGTTGAAGAAAACAATGGTAAAAAGAATTATAAAATTAGAGGCGTCTTCTTACAATCTGAAATCAAAAATAGAAATGGACGAGTATATGAAAAACAGATTTTAGACAAAGAAGTAACAAGATATAACGCAGAATTTATCAATAAAAAGAGAGCATTTGGAGAACTTGGTCATCCAGATAGTCCAACAGTTAACTTGGAGAGAGTATCACATATGATCACTAGTTTATATCCAGATGGTCCGAATTTTATTGGTGAGGCAAAGATAATGAATACACCATACGGTAAGATTGTAAAAGGTCTTATTGATGAGGGTGCTCAATTAGGAGTATCTTCAAGAGGTATGGGGTCTTTGCAACAAAGAGGTGGTGTTAATTATGTAGGTAGAGATTTTTATTTAGCTACAGCCGCTGATATTGTCGCTGATCCAAGCGCTCCAGACGCTTTCGTTGAAGGCATAATGGAGAGTAAAGAGTGGGTTTGGGACAATGGTGTTCTTGTGGAACAAGACTTAAGCGCTTGGAAACGAGACATAGAAACAGCAAAAAGACTACGTTTAGCAGAAGCTAAGGCGGACGTCTTTAAACAGTTTCTTAAAAAACTCTAGTTTTATAAATATAACACGAGAATTTAATATAACTAGTTAAAGAAAACATAATAAGGAGATATCTCAATGTCAGAAAACGTTAAAAACATTGAAGCAACAAAAGATCAAAAAGAGGTAGCAGAGAACACTGCTAGTCCTAACGCTGATCTTCCGAAAAAAAATGCTGTTGCAGCTGAACCAACGCACTTATCAAACAGTGCTGAGGATTTAGGTGCAGCTGTAGTTAAACCTACAGACAGCAATCCGGATGCTTCAAAATCAACTAAAGAAGTTTCTGGACAAGCCCCTCAAAAACATGAAGGAAAGCCTGACGCTATGCCTACATTAAAAAAAGAGGACGCTAAAAAAGAAACTCAAACGGACGCTGAAGATAAAGAGACAGTAAAAGAAGGTGAATTACCACCAGCTTTAAAGAAAGCTATTGACGCTAAAAAAGACAAAGAAGAAGTTAAGTCTGAAGAAAAAGAAGTATCAAAAGAAGACGAAAAAGCTGAAGATAAAGAAAAAGAGATTGACGTTAAAGAACACGTTGACGCTCTAATCGCCGGACAAACTGATTTATCGGAAGAGTTCAAAAATAAGGCTGCAACTATATTTGAAACAGCAATTAAATCTAAAGTTAAAGAGATTGCTGAAGAAATGGAAGCAGACTATAATAAAAAATTCGAATCTGAAACTTCAACAGCTAAGGCTGAGTTAGTAGAAAAAGTTGATTCTTATCTATCATACGTGGTAGAAGAATGGATGAAAGAAAACGAACTTGCTTTAGAAAGAGGGATCAAAGGAGAAATCGCTGAGGACTTTATCAGTGGTCTAAAAAAACTTTTTGAAGACCATTACATAAATGTTCCAGACGAGAAATATAATGTACTTGAAGATCAAGCTTCAAAAATAGAAACGTTAGAAAAAAAACTTAACGAGTCTATAGAGAAGAATGTTGAATTAAGTAAGTCAGCTAACAAATACAAAGCAGCTGAAATTTTAGACGAAGCGTCTAAAGACTTAACTGACACAGCGAAAGAAAAATTCAACAAACTTGCTGAAGAAGTAGATTATTCAACAGAAGCAGATTACAGAGCAAAAATTAAGATTGTTAAAGAATCTTATTTTAAATCTAAAGACGTTTCTGGTGACGGTATAGATGAAGTAGCGGCTGGCGAAGGAACTCCTAGTGAGGACCTAAGCAATGCAATGGCTGCTTATAGTGCCGCTATAAGTCAAACTAAAGACATTAAATTGTCAAACAAGTAAAAGTAAAAATAATAGGGAGATAAAAAACATGTATTTATCAGAACAATACGAAAAAAAATGGCAGCCAGTTTTAGAGCATCCTGATTTACCAAAAATCGGAGACTCTTACAAACGTGCCGTTACCGCTACTGTCTTGGAAAACCAAGAAAGAGCAATGAAAGAGGACTCAGCATTCTTATCAGAAGCTGCTCCTACTAACAACACTGGTGGAACTTCAAATTGGGATCCAATTTTAATTTCATTAGTAAGAAGAGCAATGCCTAACCTTATCGCTTACGATATCGCAGGTGTTCAACCAATGACTGGTCCAACTGGACTAATTTTCGCAATGAGATCAAGATACACTTCAGCAACTGGCGGAGAAGCGCTATTTGACGAAGCTGATACTGATTACTCATCTAGAAATGCTGCTGGTGATTCAGCTGCAGGCGACGGAGTAACTGAGCACAGAGGAACTAATCCATCTGTACTTAATGACTCACCTGCTGGCGAGTACACTAGAGGTCAAGGTATGACTACAGCTGCTGCTGAAGCATTAGGCGACGCTACATCAAATCAGTTTGCTGAAATGGCTTTCTCAATTGAGAAAACTACAGTGACTGCTAGAAGTAGAGCTCTTAAAGCAGAATACACTATGGAACTTGCTCAAGATTTAAAAGCAATCCACGGTTTAGACGCTGAAACTGAACTAGCAAACATTCTATCTGCTGAAATCCTTGCGGAAATCAACAGAGAAGTTGTAAGATCAGTTTACATCAATTCAGAAAAAGGCGCTGCTACAAACACAACTACTGCTGGTATCTTTGATTTAGATACTGACTCAAACGGTAGATGGTCAGTTGAGAGATTTAAAGGTCTTATGTTCCAATTGGAAAGAGACGCAAACAGAATCGCTCAAAGAACGAGAAGAGGTAAAGGGAACATGATAATTTGTTCTGCTGACGTTGCTTCTGCTCTTCAAATGGCTGGTGTTTTAGATTACACGCCTGCTTTAAATAACAATCTAAACGTTGACGACACAGGCAGTACATTTGCTGGTGTATTAAACGGTAGATTTAAAGTATACATTGATCCATACTCAGCTAACTCAAGCGCTAGTCAATACTACGTTGTGGGTTACAAAGGTACATCACCTTATGACGCTGGTATGTTCTATTGCCCATACGTGCCTTTACAAATGGTAAGAGCAGTTGGTCAAGATACTTTCCAACCAAAAATCGGATTTAAAACAAGATACGGTCTTGTTGCTAATCCTTTTGCGGAAACTGGTGCTGTTTCAGGTGCTGTTTCTGGAATCACTGATTCTGGTACACCTAACTCAAACAGATACTACCAAAAAGTTAAAGTATCAAACATAATGTAATACGTTATTTAAACGTTTATTTAAAAAAGGGGGCTTCGGTCCCCTTTTTTTTTGGCTGCATAAATAGTATTATGAGAAAAATATTATTAAAACTACTTTGGCCTTTTATAATGTTGAAGAACTTATTATCAGCTGACTGGTGGGCGAATTTGATATGGCGAAAGGCCGATATGGAAAAAAAGGTACAAGGCAGTAGATTTAATAGATGGCAAAACAGTTTACCTCAACCATATAGATTTATATTTAAAACAAGTTTTTTTATAGTTGCTATGTATCTAATTGAAAAGTATTTTAATTTAATAGGGTATTCAATATTACCTTGGAAATGGTTTTAAAATGGTTGCTACAGTCCGTTATATTAATGTTAATCCTAATGGTGGTGTTCCTAAACTTCAGGTCACTAGTGCTAAAGTAGATAAATTAGGTATCAAAGAAGATTACCGACATAGAGGTAATGATAAAATTAAAAATCATGGTGGAATTGATCGTGCTATTTTAATATATGACTATCAAAAAATTATAAAATTACAGGCAGACGGACACCCTATTGCTCCTGGAACAGTAGGAGAAAATATAACTATAGATTTTTGGAGAGAAGGATTATCTTATGATCAATTTAAATCAGGAGATAGATTGAAAATAGGAGAAGCAATACTTGAATTAACTTTTACAGCACCACCATGTTCAGTAATTGGTAAATCATTTAAAGATGGTAACTATAAATTAGTAGATGAAAAAAGAAATCCAACGTTTGGTAGATGGTGTGCTAAGGTTATAGAAGAAGCACAAATAAGTATAGGCGATATAGTGGAGATAATTAAATAAATCATGGCAAATACAGACGACAAAGAGATAACTTCACCTAATATAATTATGGAAGGTATGAAATACCGACCTAATGAGAAATTTGAAAAACAATTATTCAAAGCAAGTAAGGTTAATTTAGATTTATCACATAGATGTCCTTTAGAGTGTTTACGTTGTGCTAGACAAACGTATGAAAGTGATGGTAAAGGTGGATTAAAAAAGAAACCAATACCAGGTAGAGATATAACAATGGACGAGTTTGATAAAATTACAAATTACTTTGATAGAATACAATTTTGTGGACAATATTCTGATCCTGTACATCACCCACATTTTATTGATATGTTAAAAATGATAAAAAGAAAAGGCAATATAAGTCAAGTACATAGTGCCTCTACATTTAAATCAGATAAATTTTTTGAAGAAGCATTTAGAGCCAATGTAGATACTCAATGGTGGTTTGGTATAGATGGTCTACCTAAAGATAGTCATAAGTACAGAGTACATCAAAACGGTGAACTACATTTTAAAAGATTAAAAATGGCTAGAGGTATTTTAAAAAAGAAACCTATATGGCAAATGATAATGTTTAATTATAATCAACATGATGTTGAAAAGTGTATGACAATGGCCAAAGAAATAGATGTTATTTTTAATGTAATACAAAGCTCTAGGTGGGTAGGAGACGATGAAACTGATCCTTTAATACCTAAAGAAAAGAAATTAGACGTAGAGGATCACGCTTTTAATCCTGACGCACCAGCAGCTGTAGGTTTACCAAGAGGAGGAATACAAGAGTAGTGCCTAAAAATTGGAAAGATATAAGACAAAATTATCCTCACGTAAGTGAATATGATCATTTAGCAAAAGTACATAAAAGAACAAATTTTTATGATGAAACCGGTAACGTTATATCAGACAAAGACAACGGTATAACTTCCGATATAAAAATAGAGCCTATGTGTTTTAGAGGTAATATGAATTTAGCAGTAGACAACAGAGGCCATTTACTACCTTGTTGTCATTGTGATACCGAAAATATGATGAATGATAAAGAATTTAGAAAGTTGGTTGACAATTCCAATATAGCCGATTACGAAAAAATAGAAGATATATTAGACACTGATCATTGGCATGCCTTTCATAAATCACTAGAACATAATAGAGGTCCTGTGGCCTGCTGGGATACATGTCGTAGTAATAAAAAGAAAAAAGATAAACAAGAAATGGTCGTTGCAGAGGATGGTAAATTAAAAGCATGGGAAAGAAAATAAACTAAATATACGTATGAAATCATTATTAAGAACAATATTAGGAATGTTAGTTGTAATAGTCTGTATTAAAGTATTGATGTTATTAGCTGTTCTATGTTATGTTGGATTTTTTGACCATGATTTATTTAACTCTAAACCTAAAAATCCTTTAGATGTAATAGAGGATAAGATAGAAAAGGTTGAACAAAAAGAGAAGATTCTAACACCAACTGAAAAAGAATTGGAGAAGAAATCTACTGAAAAAGACTGGGAAGAAGTAGATAAGGACACGGATAAATAGTATTATGACAACAGTTAAGAATAGACAACCTACAAAATTAGACTATGCAAGTCCAACACAATTTAAATTTAGTATAGTTAAATTACCTAAAGTAGAATATTTTTGTACAGCTGCTAATATACCAGGTATAGCATTAGCCGGTACACCAACTCAACAAACAATGTTGAAAGATATACCTTTACCTGGAGATAAATTAAACTATGAAAGTTTAACAATATCTTTTTTAGTAGATGAGAATTTAGAAAACTATCAAGAAATACATGGTTGGTTAAGAGGTCTAGGTTTTCCTGAAGATCACAAGGAACATCAAAATCTTTTAACAAGTGGTAATGATAGATTTCCTGGTAGTACAAGCAATGTAATAGGTGATTCTGGTAGATCAAAATTTCCACCACCAAAAACAGGTGGTCTTTTTTCAGACGCTACGTTAAGTGTACTATCAAATAAAAACAACTCGGTTGTAGAAGTTAGATTTAGAGACGTATTTCCTATTTCTCTTTCAAGTCTTGCTTACAACCAACAAGCTACAGATGTTGATTATCTTACAGCGTCTGTTACTTTTGAATATAAGATATATGATTTTGCTACAACAGGATCATCAAAAACAACAGTTACAACATCTTAATAAATAAGTGAGTAATATTATGAACAAGTGGAGATATAATGGATTTAGAACAACTACAAGATTTAGCCGATAAAGATTTAAAGATTAACGATATTGAATTAGATATAGAGTCTTTAAAAACACCTCAATTACATAACAAATATTTAAAATTTTTAACTAAATTTAAATTGTTATTAACACGTGCTGAAGATGAATTTAGAACAATCAAAAGGGAGAAATGGGAATACTATACAGGTAAGGCCGATCCGGCAGTATATCTACAGAAACCATTTAACTTAAAGATATTAAAAGCAGACGTACCTCAATTTATTGAAGCTGATCCAGAGTGGCAAAAAGCAAACCAAAAGGTTAAATATCTAGAAACAGTTGTAGAATTTTTAGATAGATCATTAAGACAAATCTCCAATAGAACATTTACTATTAAAAATGCAATAGACTGGAAAAGATTTACCAGTGGGGCTGTATAATGTACCTAACAAATAACAATTGTCTTTCAATTTCAATGTTTAATGAGGACTATTGTAATAATATAATAGAAAATTCAGAGAAATTAAGAATAAAAGAAGCCGCCATACAAGACGGTGATAATAAAAATAGAAGCTCCAAGGTCGCATGGATAAAAGAAAATGATGAGTTATACGAAGATATAAAAGAAGTTATCTTTAATCACAATGTAAAGGCCGATTGGAATTTCAAGTTAAAAGAATTTGAACCCTTACAGTATACAATATACGAAGAAGGAGACCACTATGATTGGCACATAGATTCGCACACTAAGCCTTATGATAATGGTTATATCAGAAAGTTAAGTTTTACTTTATGTTTAAATGAAGATTACGAAGGAGGAGAATTAGAGATAGCTAATTTAAATCCTAAAAGAATAAATCAGAATATAAAGTTTAAAGATAAATTTACAACTGGTACAATAGTTACCTTTCCGTCATTTATGTGGCATAAAGTACATCCGGTGACCAAAGGAACAAGAAAGGTTTTAGTAGGTTGGGTTGTCGGTCCACCTTTCGTGTAATGCCAGATATAAGATACATCATAGTTGACAGAGTAAACGATGTCTATTTAAAAGTAGACGCTGACGCCTCTATTAAAAGAGAGTTATCAGAGTATTTTTGTTTTGAAGTACCTGGTTATAAGTTTGTTCCTGCCTATAGAAACAGAGTATGGGATGGAAAAATAAGATTATTCTCTTATGCAACTGGTCAAATTTACGCCGGTTTATATCCTTATATACTTAAATGGTGTAGTGACAACAAGATACAAGTAGTAGATGGTACTAAAATAGTTGATACTAAAGTTGATTTAGAATTGGTAGAAAAGTTTACAAAAGCCCTTAAAGTACCTATGGAAATAAGAGATTATCAAAAAGAAGCATTTGTATATGCAACACAAAAGAATAGATGTTTATTGTTATCTCCAACAGCCTCTGGTAAATCACTTATAGTTTACATGTTAGTACGTTATAATATGTTAAGACTAAAAGAACAAAAGAAGAAAATCTTAATTATAGTACCAACAACATCATTAGTAGAACAATTGTTTAAGGATTTTAAAGATTATGGTTGGAATCCAGACAAAAATGTACATAGAATATATCAAGGCCATGAAAAAGAAACAAACAAAAACGTTATAATATCTACATGGCAATCAGTATATAATCAACCAAAGAAGTGGTTTAAACAGTTTGGAATGGTTATAGGTGACGAGGCACACTTATTCAAGGCAGTTTCACTCACAAAGATAATGACTAAACTAGAACAATGTAAATATAGAATAGGCCTTACAGGTACTTTAGATGGTACTAAAACACATAAGTTAGTATTGGAAGGATTATTTGGTACAGTAAACAAGGTTATATCCACAACAGAATTACAAGAGAAAAAACAATTAGCAGAATTAAAAATTATATGTTTAGTATTACAACATGACAAAGATGTTAGACATATGTTAAAAGATAAAACATACCAAGAAGAAATGGATTACCTGGTACGTAATGAAAAAAGGAATAAGTATATAAGAAACTTGGCCTCTACTTTACAAGGCAATACTTTATGTTTATTTCAATACGTAGAAAAACATGGAAAGGAGTTATATGAATCAATTAAAACAAAAGCTGTTGACAAACAAGTATTTTATGTCCACGGTGGAGTGGATACAGACGTTAGGGAAAAGATCAGAGAAATTACGGAGAAATCTGACAACGCTATTATCGTTGCAAGTTATGGGACTTTCAGTACAGGCATTAATATACGGAACTTGCATAACATTATTTTTGCTAGTCCTAGCAAGTCACGGATAAGGAACTTACAATCTATTGGAAGAGGATTAAGATTAAAGGATAATGATTCAGCTGCGACTTTATATGATATAGCAGATGATATTAGTTATAAAGAAAAAGAAAACTATACGTTGATACATTTTCGTGAACGAATAAATATTTACAATGACGAAGATTTTAATTATGAGATACACAATATAGAGTTAAAATGATTTCAGATGAAGATTTTAGATTTTTGTTAGAAGAAAGTCGTTATGCTAAAAAGGTATTAGAAATAGGTACCGGTACAGGTAAAAGTACAACTGCTTTAATAGCAAATAGAGCAGAGGTATATACTATTGATAAAGACAATATATTTGAGTATGTTGGTATAGAGGATTCAATAAACAGATTTCATTGTAAGAGTACTGATTATTGGAAACAATATAGTCATTTTGATTTTGATTTTGTATTTGTTGACGGATCAATCGGCGTTTATGATTGTGAAGAAATATTAAAAAGAACTACAGATTGTTTTAAAATTATTTTCCATGATTATTTGCCTAACGAAGTAAAATATCCTGGAAAAAATAAAGGTTGGTATAATATGAAAGTTTTTAAAGAAACATCGTTATTAACTTATGATATAACAACAAAAATTGGTGGTACTCATTGTGTATTGGCAGAGCTAAATAAGGATAAATAATAATATGGATAATAACATTAAAATTATCAAGTTGGTAAACGGAGACGATATTGTTTGTTCTTGTGCTTTTACTAAAAGACAATTAGATCCCACAAATAAAACAATCAATGTAGAAAAGCCGTTGCAGATAAAATACGTACCACAAATAACGGTATCGGGTTTTAGAGATTATATTGCTTTGATTCGTTGGACGGCCTATACTAACGATGAACAAATTACTATTCCAAAAGATAAGATAATGACCATAACAAATGCTAATGAAGATATGAGAAGAAGTTATCTTGGTGTTGTTGATACATATGAAGATATTCCTTTGGCAAAAGACAACAAAAGAACGCCTTCAATGATGAAGTTTTCCACTAAAGATAATAAGAAGATAAATGAGATTTTTGATGAAAGATTGTTTGATGATGATGATGAAGGAACCATACATTAATAAGACCTCTAGCTGGAGTATCCTCAATCAACCGGCTACACCGTTCATTATACATATTTTTCCAAAAAAGTCAATGCTGATTTCGGCTGAAACCGAAATTTTTTTTAGGCGGGTGTAGCTCAAAAGTAGAGCGTATCGTTGCCAACGATAAGGTTGAGATTGCGAAATTCTTCACCCGCTCCAATAGGGATAACATTGACAAAAAACACAAACTGTAGTATATTAATATTATGAATACAAAAACAAAAAAAGAACATTATGTAAATAACAAAGAGTTTTTGGAGGCGATGATAAAGTACAGAAAATCTGTACGTAAAGCAAAGAGATTAAAACAAGATAAACCACCAGTAGGAAACTACCTTGGATCATGTTTTTTGAAGATTGCCAATCACCTCTCATATAGACCTAATTTCATTAATTACACCTTTAAAGATGACATGATTTCAGATGGTATAGAAAACTGTCTACAATACCTTGACAACTTTGATGGTAAAAAATCAAATAATCCTTTCGCTTACTTTACTCAAATAATCTACTATGCTTTTATACGTAGAATACAAAAAGAGAAAAAGCAAGTGACAATCAAACACAAACTTATAAGTAAATCCAATTTAGATGATTTTGCTCTCCAACCTGGTGACGATAGAGACTTTAAAAACCAGATGACAGAGTACTTACAAAAGAATTTACCTATGGATTCACAAGAGAAGATTGCCGAAGAAATTAAACAAAGTAAAAAGAAAAGGAAGAAAAGAACAAGTAAGAATAGTTTAGATTATTTTTTTGAAAATTATGAAGATAGCGCTACTAAATGATACACACTTTGGTTGCCGTAATGATTCTCCACACTTTATAAATTATCAAAATAAGTTTTATGAGGAACAGTTTTTTCCTTATCTTAAAGATAACGATATAAAATGTTTAGTACATTTAGGTGACGTAGTTGATAGACGTAAGTTTATTAACCATAACACAGCCCACAATTTTAAGAAAAAGTTTTGGGATAAACTAGAAGAATTAGATATAGATACTCACGTTATATTAGGTAATCACGATACCTATTACAAAAATACTAACGAAGTAAATGCTATAGAAAATTTAAATCTAGGTAAAGTTAAAATATATACAAGAGCAACAGAGGTTACTCTTGGTGGTTTAGATATATTGTTTATACCATGGATATGTGAAGACAATATGGAAGATACTTTATATAAATTAGACAACTCTACATCACAAATTGCCTTTGGTCATTTAGAAGTAAAAGGCTTTGAAATGCATAGAGGAGTAGTAAACGAACAAGGACTTGAAAGAGAACAATTTAGAAGATTTGAAAAAGTATTATCTGGTCATTTTCATAAGAAATCAGATGACGGACATATATTTTATCTAGGTACTCAATATCAAATTATGTGGTCAGACTATAATTGTCCAAAAGGTTTTCATATATTTGATACAGATACAAGAGAGTTAGAACGAATAGAGAACCCTTTACCAATATTTAAAAAATTAGTATATGATGATACAAAAGAAAACTATAACAATTTAGATTTATCTTCTTATGAGAATTGTTTTGTAAAACTATTTGTAAACAGAAAAACTAATCCAGAAATGTATGGTAATCTAGTAGAAAGATTTTATAACAATACCAATGTACATGAATTGATTATCAATGAAGATACAAATGATATTACACAAACAGTAAAAGTAGATACTATAGATCAAGGAGAAGATACACTAACATTTTTAGGTAACTATATTGATCAGGTAGATACAGAGTTAGATAAACATAAATTAAAAGAATTTGCAAAAGAACTATATACGGAGGCCAGTGAGTAGAGATATAATAGAAAGCTTTATTGATGTAGGTAGTGGATTAATTTTAGCCATACTTATTCAACTATATATTTTTCCTTTCTTTGGATTATATCCAACCATATTTGATAGTATAGGAATTGCATTAATATTTACAGTAGTGTCAATGATAAGATCGGCAATATGGAGAAACTTTTTTAGAAAAAATAGATGATAGTATTTAAAAAGATAACATATAAGAATTTTTTATCTACAGGTAATATACCTATAGAAGTTGAATTAAACAAATCACATACAACATTAGTTATTGGACCAAATGGATCAGGTAAATCAACTTTACTAGACGCATTATGTTTTGTTTTATTTAATAAACCATTTAGAATTATAAAAAAAGACCAGATAGTAAACTCAATAAACAATGCTGATTGTATTGTAGAAATAGAATTTACTGTAGGCATGAAAGAATATAAGATAGTAAGAGGTATCAAACCAAACATATTTGAAATATATCAAGATGGTGTTCTTATGAATCAAGACGCCAATAGTATAGACTATCAGAAATATCTAGAACAAAATATAATGAGACTTAATTATAGGTCTTTTTTACAAGTTGTATTATTAGGTTCTTCCTCATACGAACCTTTTATGAAAATGAAGCCACGATATAGACGAGAAGTGGTGGAAGAAATCCTAGACATTAGAGTATTTGGTCTTATGGACTTAATATTAAGAAGTCAACAATCAGATTTAACTAAAAAGGTTGTAGAAATGAAACACCGTTGTGATCTTATACAAACCAAGTATGAGACAGAGTTAAATCACTTCAACGCAATCTCCGACCTTAATATGAACGACCTAGGTGGTAAAAAACAACTAGTTAGCAAAAACGAAGAAGATAGTAAAGAGTATGGTAAAAAGATAGAAGAATTAAACGAGAAGATAGGTTATAAGAAAAAAGAAATAGAGAACAAGGATAAAGTAGAAAGAAAGGTAGGCCAACTATCAAAACTAGAAGCTAAGATAGAAACTAATTTAAATACCCACCAGAAAACATTAGAGTTTTTTGAGAATAATGATAACTGTCCTACCTGTACCCAACCTATAGATCAAGATTTTAAAGCACAAAAGATAGAGGCAACCAAACAAAAAGTAAAAACTCTATCAGATGGAATGAAAGAAATACTACAAGAGATATCCAATACAGAAATAAAACTAACAGAAATGAATAAGGTATCTCAAAAGATCAATGAATTGAATATAGATATATCCAAATTTGAGACTTCTTTAGATGAGATAAATAAGTTTAGCAATAGAATACATGAAGAAATTAGATTGTTAGAAAACAAACAAGTTGATGGTAAAGAAGTAGAGGCACAATTGGAAGAATTGAATAACCAGTTAAAAGAAACTAGAATTGAAAGAGATAGAATAATTGAACAAAAGGATTACGTAGATATATTAAGAGAGATATTAAATGACAAAGGTGCCAAGGCTCAGATTATACGTAAGTATGTTCCAATAATGAACAACTTAATTAATCAACATTTACAGGCAATGGATTTCTTTGTATCGTTTCATTTAGATGAGGAGTTTAATGAGACAGTAAAGAGTAGATTTAGAGATACTTTTAACTATAATAACTTTAGTGAGGGTGAAAAAATGAGAATAGACCTTGCATTGTTATTTACGTGGCGACATATCGCAAAGATGAAAAACAGTACAAATACCAATCTATTAATATTAGATGAGATATTTGACGGCAGTTTAGATGGCCAAGGTACAGATGATTTCTTTAAGATTATAACACAACTTACAAAAGAAAACATCTTTATAATATCACACAAAGGCGATATAATGTTTGATAAATTTACTAATATAATTAAATATGAGAAGTATAAAAACTTCACTAGACTGCAACCAACATAGGAGAAAATATGGGAAGTACACAAAAAAATGTAATGCTTGGCGGTAATAAAGGTAAAATAGACAAGTTACCGAAAAAGCAAAATGACTATATTGACAAGGCTCAAAGCTTTATGAAGAAGAAGCCAAAAAAGCAAGAAAAGGTTGAGAAAATTAAGGAGACGGAAACACCCGTATTAGTGGATAAAAATACCCTAAAACTGGTACCACCGAGAGACCCTAGAGTCAATTCAGCAATAGCACCTTTCAGTGATGATATGTTAGAAGAAGATTATCCTGATTGTGAAATGAAGTTTAAAGATAGAAAAGAACTAGCAGACGCCATGTTCAAAACAATGAAGAAATATGGTGGAATAGGTTTAACCTGTAATCAGGTTGGATTACCTTTCAATATGTTTACGATAGGCGATCATCCAGATATAGAAAAAGGGTTAAAGATGGCTTGTTTTAATCCAATGATAATAACAAAAAGTGAGGAAACAGTAGTAATGAAAGAAGGTTGTTTAACTTTTCCTTTTGTATTCTTATCAATAGAAAGGCCTAGAAAAGTAGTTGTCAAATACGAAGATGAAGATGGACAATTAAGAGAAGGCCACCTTGATGGTATGATTAGTAGAATATTCCAACATGAATACGATCATATATTAGGCAAGAATTTTACAGATGGTGTATCTAAATTGAAGTTAGATATGGCTTATAAGAAAGCCGCTAAACAGATGAAAGCCTACGAAAAACATAAGAAAGCAATGGAAAAACTGTAAGCTTGACAATCGGATTGATTTCTGATACCATTTATATATTATGACTAAAGATGACTTTGACATACACGCTAAACAAGATTTAGAGGGTGTTGAAAAGAAGTGGAAACAATTTCAAGATGAAAACGATATCTCTAAAATAGAAGATGTTGATGAGAAAGTATTAAAAGAAGCTATAGAAAAAGACCTTGGATACGTGTCTAAAATGACCGTACAAGAGTATACATTATTTCAAAAGTGGCAAGAAGTACATAGAAAATATCCTACAGTAGAATCAACTACTCTCTATGGTACAGAAAATATACTAAAAGAACCTACACAAAAAAATCAAATAGATACTGTTAGAAATAATATCTGGATTCCAGAATCACCTGAAGACTATGATAAACTGGAACCTGTATTAGAATATACAGATGATACTACAAAAAGATTTAACGGCAAAGCAGTAAGAACTCAACAACTATCTGAAAACTGGAACACATTAAGAACATTTTTGTCTACCATGAAAAACAATAGTAATATTGGTAGACAGTTATTCTTTAATGTAAATGATAATAAATCAGGCAAACATTTAGGTGTGATTTGTATATCTGGTGACTTTATGGATTTAACTCCAAGAGACAGTGCCATTGGTTGGGATAGACATAGTAAAACGTTTGGTGGTATGATTAATCATACTGCTATTGGTTCCTCTATTGTACCAACACAACCTTTAGGTTATAGTTATACTGGTGGTAAACTATTAGCATATCTATGTTTATCAGATGACGTACAAAGAATTTGGGAAGAGAAATATGGTGACAAGTTAGTTGGTGTTACCACAACATCTTTATATGGTAAAGCGAAAGCAAATACTTTAAGTCAATATGATGGTTTAAAATACTGGAAACGTATGGGTTTCACTATGGGTTCCGTATCATATGAACCACAACCAGAAACAAAGAATTTAATTAAACAATGGTTAAAGAAAAATCATACTAGAAAATACTTTGAATGGTATGAAGCAACAAGAGCTAACGGCCAACCATTAAAAAGAGACCACAAGAATAGATCATATATGTTTACTTATTCTAAAATGGGTATAGATAAAAAGTTAATTAAAACTGATCATGCCAGAGGTATCTATTTTGCAAGATTATATGAGAACACTTATGAGTATTTAAGAGGCGAAGTTAAAAACGATGGTTTAAAGAAACGTTTTGATTCGTCTACAGAGGCATTAGTTAAAGTGTGGAAAGAAAAACATGCCTCTAAAAGAATAAAGAATTTATTACAGACAGACAGATATTCTAAAGAATCACATTTTTATGATGATTTGATTTACTTGAATTGGGAAGATTGCAAAGGAAAGTACCTAAATCAAGTAGGAAGATAACGAATCAGACTAAAAAATCAAGTGTTCTGGTTTAGTTCTTTTAAAAAGCAAGTAAAACCGTGAAAAATAATGGTTGCTTTTTGTTTCATTTTCCTTTAGGATAAGTGTATATGACAAAGACAACCACTACAAAAGTTTCACTAGATCAAAAATCACAATTAGCAAAATTATTAGCAACAGAGAATATTACTATTCAACATAACAATGTTAGAACAGCTTCTTTTGATGTAAAGAATAGAGTACTTACTCTACCAATTTTTAAAACAAAATCTCCCGATGTGTATGACATGTTAATCGCCCATGAGTGCAGTCATGCTCTATTTACTCCTTATAAATCATGGGCAAAAATTGAAGATAAAGAGCTACGTGCTTATGTTAATGTTTTAGAAGATTGTAGAATAGATTTAAAAATTCAAAAGAAATATCCTGGTGTAGTTAAAAACTACCTTAATGGTTTTGATATTCTTAACAAAGCAAACTTCTTTGGTGTTAGAGATAAAGATTTAAATAAAGATTTACATTTAATTGATAAAATTAATATGTTCTATAAGTCTTCAAAAAGATTACCAATATATTTTGATAACTTTGAAAACATATGGATTTCAAAAGTAAATGCAATTAGAACATTTACAGATGTTGTTAAGTTAGCAAAAGAAATGTTAAACTGGCAAAAGAAAAAATCTGAAAACGATAAAAAGGATCCAAATTTTAAAGGTAGTAATTTAGATAAACTTTATGTATTAAAAGATGACCATAAAGGTCCTGAAGAGCCTAAACCAGAAGAGTCTGATAGTGATGACAATGATGGTGATAAAGAAATTAAAGAAGAAGAAAAAAAATCTGATGGTGACGCTAGCGATACCGATGTTGAAGATGTTCAAGGCGGTCAACAAAAATCAGTTGAGGGTGGTGATGGTAAACAAGAAGATCAAAAAGGTTCTTCTTTAGATTCAAGAAAATTTATAGCAATCACTGATAAGAACTATCACGAGAACACTAAAAAAATTGTAGATGTGACTTGTGAATATAATTATTGTGATTTACCAGAAGCAGATTTAAATAAAGTTATTATATCAACTAAAACTTTCTTAAAAGAAATGAGACAATTTGTTAACAGTGAAAAAAAGCAGTATTCTGGAACAGATCAATATTTAATGTGGTTAAGAAATGATTTTAAAAAGTATTGTAGTGATAATATGAAAACTGTTAACTATCTTGTTAAAGAGTTTGAAATGAAAAAATCTGCTACTGCATATAAGAGAGCAACTACTGATAAAACAGGTACTATTGATCCTCTTAAATTAAAAGATTACAAATTCAGTGATGATATATTTAAAAGATTAACTATTCTACCTACTGAAAAAAACCATGGTATGATGATGTTGTTAGATTGGTCTGGTAGTATGGCTGGCGATCTTAAAAAAACAATAGATCAATTAATTAACCTAGTTTATTTCTGTAGAAAAATTAATATACCTTTTAAAGTATATGCTTTCACAACTGAATATTGCGAGCAACAAGGATTGGCACATAGAGATAGAAATCCTAGTAAAGCAAGTTGGAAGTTTAAATCAGGTAATATGTTTTTAGAAAACTTTAATTTAATTGAATTAGCAAACCATACTTTAAAGAAAAAAGAATTGGAAGAGTCTTTAATGTATGTTTATAATATGGGATTATGTTATGGTCATTATTCTAGAAGAGGTTTTTGGAATGATGATTGTAATAGATACGAAGGAAATAGATTTCATATGCCGGCTCAATACAATTTAGGTACTACACCATTAAATGAAGCTTTAGTTGCTTGTTTAAAAATTGTTCCATTATTCAAAAGAAAATATAATATAGAAAAAATGACATTTATTACATTAACTGATGGTGGTGCTAACTACTCTGGTGAAGCAAAGGTTATAGAAGGAGAAAATGGTACACTAATTAGAAAACATAAAGATGAATTTAGAATTAATGATAAACCAACTGACAAATATATTCCAATCAAAACAGTTTTAAAGGTTGGTAAAAAACAATATGTTAATGAGGAGTCTAGATCAGATTTAACTGCTTTGTTATTAACACTTATACAAAAAGAACATGGTATTAAAACAATTGGTTTCTATGTTTTAAAAACTATTAAGTGGTGGGACATTAGTAGATTTACACATGGTATTAAATCATATATTACTAGAGAAAAAGTAATTGCCGACATTAAAAAGAAATTTGTTAAAGAGAAGTGTGCCGTTGTAAGCAGTAAAGGGTACAATAGATACTTCTTATTAAATGGAAAAACAATGGCAGTACAAAATACTGACTTGTCTACTATTAAAGCAGATGATAAAGTAAGAAATATCAAAGCAACATTCAGTAAAAGTATGAAAGGAAGAATCACTTCCAGAACACTTTTGAATAAATTCATAGAGGAGGTCGCCTAGATGATACAGGTATCAACGATTCTTTTAGGCTTTACATTTACTTTAATCTATGATAGGATATATTAATAAATGAAAGGAAAAACACTATGTTAAACACTAAACAAACCCAATTTGTTGAACATGCTTATGCTATGTTTAATAAAAAGGAACTAACTGTAGAGGAGTTAAAAAAAGCCAATAAAAAATTTGGTTGTAAGTATGCTCCACAATGGTTGATCAAGAATAGAGATTACAAAGTTGGTAAATCTTTATTTTTATTACCTGTAGATGGTGAGGACGTTTCTGTTCCAGAACCAGTTATCAAAAAGAATACGGCTAAAGAGGTTGAATCAAAATCTGAAGCCGCTTATATTGTTTCATCTTTAGTAGGTGATATTGTCCCTAAAAAAGATCCAATATTCGTACCTTTTGGTAATTATACAGATGTAAAATCTATTGTTAAATCAAATAGGTTCTATCCTATTTTTATTACTGGTTTATCTGGTAATGGTAAAACAATGGGAGTTATTCAATCTTGTGCCGAGGCAAAGAAAGAATTAATTAGAGTTAATATAACAATTGAGACCGATGAGGACGATTTGTTAGGCGGTTATAGACTTAAAGATGGTCAAACTGTATGGCAAAACGGACCTGTTATTGAGGCGATGGAAAGAGGCGCTCTTTTATTATTAGATGAGGTTGACTTAGCTAGTAATAAGATTATGTGTTTACAACCAATCCTTGAAGGATCAGGTGTTTATGTTAAAAAGATAAACAAGTTTGTTAAACCTAAAGCAGGATTTAACATCGTTGCTACTGCCAATACTAAAGGTCAAGGTAGTGAAGACGGTAAGTTTATCGGAACTAATATTCTTAATGAGGCATTTTTGGAAAGATTTCCTGTGACTTTTGAACAGAAATATCCAAGTGTTGCTATTGAGAAAAAAATATTAACTAACACATTAAAAGCGGCTGGTAAATCAGACAAAGCTTTCATAGAAAAGCTTACTACATGGGCTGATGTTATTAGAAAAACGTTTTTTGATGGTGGCGTTGACGAGATTATCTCAACAAGAAGATTAGTCCACATAAC